GTAAAGAGCACAGCAGACGGTCACGATAAAGTAAACTTTCCTCCTTTCCAACATTGGAAATTTAATGACGAAGACGAGTTAGTATGCGTTGGAAAAAGTCATTGGAAGGGTGGGATGAAGACCGGCAAGTTCAATAAAGACCACGGTCGGATCACAGAAAATCTAGGTAAGATGTTTATCAAACTTTCAGAACGATACGCACAGCGTAGCAACTGGAGAGGTTATACCTATGTAGAAGAGATGCGTGGACAAGCTATATTACAGTTAAGCCAGATCGGTCTACAGTTTGACGAATCAAAATCAGAAAATCCGTTCGCCTATTATACCGCCGCCGTCACTAACTCATTTACTAGAGTGCTGAACCTCGAAAAGAAAAATCAAAACATCCGAGATGACCTATTGGAATCGGTTGGATTGACTCCTTCAATGACCCGACAGAACAGCCAAGAGTTTGCCGAAGAGATCGCGAGACAGGCAGAGATGTACAAGAGTCTTCGTAACAGCAAGGCCGGTGTTGTTTCGGTAGACGAGGAAGAAGAAGAAGCTTGACCTTTGCCCAATAAATCCGATATACTTTTTAATCCTACATGTATAAATAATAATATACATGTAGGGTTAAAATATGTTTATCTATAAAATTACGGTAATTCCGTTAAATCAAATTTATATTGGCATGGACACTGAGCCAATATATAAAAAAGCAAGATGGAAAGATCATTGCAGAGAATCTAAAAAAGAAACTACTCGAAAAATTCATGTAGCAATGAAAACTTACGGTGTTGACCAATGCACATACGAAGTAGTAGAAAGCGGGTTTACAACTCTTGGCTCGCTAGCACTAGCAGAAATAGAATACATAAAGAAATACGATTCTTATAAAAACGGGTTAAATTCAAGTCAGGGCGGGGACGGATTAGGACATAGCAACTGGAACTCGCTTACCGAGGAAGAAATATTAAAAATAAAATCTACCTTAGGGGACCATTTTAAAGAATACAATAAAAAGAAATGGGCTGGCACTACACCTGAGCAAAGAAAAAATATGGTAAAAAATGCCTTTACTCCGGAAGTAAACAAAAGAAGGGCAGAATCGTTAAAAGAGTTTTACAAAGCAACACCCGAATCAGTAGATTATAAAATTAACAAAATTTTAGAGTGGCAGAAAAATAATAAAGATTTACATAAGGCTATTGCAAGAACAAATGGTGCAAAGGGGGCCGCAAAGGTTTCGAAGAAATTAATCGTTGAAAAAGAAGACGGTAGTGTGCTACACTTTGATAGCAAAAGCGAGTTTAATCGTAGTACAGGCGAGTGGGCTGAGACAGTTTTACGAAAAACCAAAGAAGGAAAATTCCATAATGGATACAAAGCAAAGGAAGTATAGTGGGGTTATTTAAAAAAGTTGCCGCGATGACAGACATTCATTTCGGTCTCAAGAGTAATTCGGCGATACACAATAAAGATTGTGAAGATTTCGTTGATTGGTTTATAGAACAGGCTCAGGCCCAAGGCTGCGAGACCTGTATATATCTAGGAGACTGGCATCACAATCGTAATAGTATCAATCTAATAACATTAGATACATCGTTGCGATGTCTAGAAAAACTAGGAGCCGCATTTGAAAAGTTCTATTGGTTTCCTGGCAACCACGATTTGTTTTACAAAGACAAGCGAGATATTCATTCCAGTGCGTTTGGTCGCCATATACCTGGTGTCACTGTCGTAGATAGTATTATGACCCAGGGTGATGTCACCCTTGTGCCGTGGTTAGTCGGGGAAGAGTGGCGTACTATGAAAGATGTCAAGAGCCGATATGTGTTCGGACATTTTGAACTTCCTCATTTTTTTATGAACGCTATGGTACAGATGCCAGATCACGGAGATTTAACTGCCGATCAACTTAAAGGTCCAGACTATGTATTCAGCGGCCACTTCCATAAGAGACAAAACAAGGGAAATATCTATTACATAGGTAACGCCTTTCCCCATAACTTCGCAGATACCTGGGATGACGAACGAGGTATGATGACGTTAGAATGGGGAGGAGAGCCGGAGTTTATCAATTGGCCAGATGCTCCCAAGTTCCGTACTATCAAACTAAGCGAGTTAATAGATAAAGAAAAACAGATAATGAAAAGCAAGATGTATCTAAAAGTACATCTCGATATCGATATCACCTTTGAAGAAGCCAATTTCATCAAAGAGCGATTCGTGGCTGAAAACGATATACGTGAGATCAGCCTTATACAAGAAAAAAGCAACCTAGATTCAACTATAGACGATAATCCGGATGTTAAGTTTGAAAGTGTTGATCAGATCGTGACTGAACAGCTGATCAATATAGAAAGCGAAACTATCGATAAACTGGTATTATTAGAAATATATAGATCACTATGAAACTAAAAAATATAACAGTAAAAAACTTCATGAGCGTAGGAGCGCAGACGCAGGCTGTAGACTTCGACAAAGATCATCTTACATTGGTACTAGGTGAAAATCTAGATCTAGGCGGTGGAGAAGGAGGAGAGAGAAATGGTACAGGTAAGACTACCATCATTAATGCTCTCAGCTATGCCCTATATGGACATATACTCAGATCCGAAGTGAGAAAAGAAAATCTAATCAATCTAATCAACGGTAAAGGTATGTTAGTCACTGTTGAGTTTGAAAAGAACGGCGTAAATTATCGTATCGAGCGAGGTCGTAAACCTAATATACTGAAGTTATATGTCAACGATCAAGAACAAACTGCCGAAGAAACCGACGATAGCCAGGGTGATAGCCGTGAAACACAGAAGCATATAGAGCAGTTATTGAACATGAGCCATACTATGTTCAAGCATCTAGTGGCATTAAACACCTATACTGAAGCCTTTTTAAGCCTAAAACCCAATGATCAACGCGAAGTTATTGAGCAGTTATTGGGTATTACGCTACTAAGTGAAAAGGCAGAACTGTTAAAAACACAGTTAAAAGATACTAAAGACAACATACAGGCAGAAACTTTTAAGATCGAAGGTATGAAAAAAGCCAACGAAAATGTCCAGAAAAGCATTGATAGCCTGGTACTAAAGAGCAGTGCCTGGCAAACAAAAAAGGCAGAAAACCTATCTAATTTGAGTCTAGCGATAGATGATCTCGAAGGCGTAGACATAGAAAACGAACTCAAACAACATGAAAAACTTAAAGAATATGACGAATTAAGTTCTAAGATCAAGAGCTTGAAGAAAGAAAGTGCTACGCTAGAAGCTGCCTTAGGACAGGCTGAAAGAACCGTTAAGAAATATGAAAAAGAACTGGCCTCACTAAAAGATAAGAAATGTCATGCCTGCGAACAAGAACTACAAGATCATAAACACAGTGAAATGACTGCCGCGGCCGAAAAACATATAGAAGAATCTAGCACCTATCTAGACACGATAACCAGCGACTTGATTAAAATCAATCTCGAACTAGAAAAGATAGGAGACATCAATGGTCGTCCTAATACCTATTATGAATCTTTGACAGAAGCTCTAGGACATAAAAATAACCTGGCTAACCTAATGGCAGAACTAGAGCGTAAGAACTTAGAAGAAAATCCCTATGAAGAACAGATCGAAGAATTAAAGCACACAGCTATACAAGAAGTAGAATGGGATACAGTAAACACTCTAGTAAAGTTGAGAGATCATCAAGAGTTTTTGCTGAAGTTACTTACCAACAAGGACAGTTTTATACGCAAAAAGATCATAGACCAAAACTTGACCTTCTTGAATAAAAGACTTGGATATTATGTTGACAGGCTAGGCTTACCACATAGCGTGAGTTTCCAAAACGATCTAACAGTCGTGATCACACAGTTAGGAAAAGATATAGATTTTTATAATCTCAGCAGAGGAGAAGGTAATAGAGTCATATTGGCTACTAGCTTTGCTTTCAGAGATGTATGGGAGAATCTATATACTCCTATCAACTTGGTCTTCATCGACGAACTGCTAGACAATGGAACTGATGCATCGGGTGTAGAAAAGAGTTTATCTATACTCAAGAAGATGGGTAGAGAAAGAGACAAGAATGTGTTTGTTATTAGCCATAGAGAAGAACTGCTAGGCAGGGTTGATAACATATTGAAGGTAGTTAAGACAGGTGGATTTACCAGTTATGAGTATAGCTCAGAACCGGTTTGACCATTAGGTAGATACTAGAGAAGATAAATGTATACGGAAGACTATGAGAAACTACATCGAGAGTATGTCGCGAAGATGATAGAATATCATAATCTATATCTCGCTTATATACATGGCGGAAAAAGCAAGGCCAAAAATCAGCAGATGCGTAACATATTGAAAGAGCTAGTAACTATTAACAAAGCACTGATCAAGGAATCGCTAGCGGTTAGGAAGAAAAAGATAGATCTGTACAAAGATCATTATCAGACACAAAGGGTACAAGGCGGAGACGCTAGTAGATTTCACAAGAATGACATGGACACACCAAGGACAGATAGTTGATGTATTACCAGAAGACTGTGTGGGCTTCGTGTATCTTATAACAAATATGCTGACGGGCAGAAAATACGTAGGCAAGAAATTAGCAAAATTTAGTAAAACGACCTATAAGACTGTAAAGTTAAAAAACGGCAAAAAGAAACGACAAAAAATCAGAAGCAAAATAGACTCAGATTGGCAAGAATATTATGGCTCCAGTGTAGAACTAACAGCAGATATCGCTAGGTTAGGCAAGGATAACTTCTCTAGAGAGATCCTACACTATTGTAAAAGCAAGGCACAAACATCATATACGGAAGCTCGAGAACAGTTCGAAAGACGTGTTCTAGAATCCACAGATTATTATAACGGACAGATTTCTGTCCGGGTACATGGCTCACACATCCTCAAGAAGTAAGCAGTAACGGCTCGCATTGGCCAATTTCGAATGCCCTAGACCTGGACGATGGCGTCACAGGGACGGAAGACTCTCCGCTGTTCGAGAGCACTCAACTACTACCCGAAAGGATGAAGATCGTAAATGTCGCGATTTAGTTGTTTGAATACACGAAAAATAGAACTGAAATGAGGGATAAAACCCACGTCAGCAGGCAGGATTGTATCTGTTCTGTTGACCGCCGCCGGAATAAGACGTAGCTAGTGGTACAGGCCGACCGCCACGGTAATGCTATAATACAATGTGACCTCCGTACTCGGATAATGTTTTCTTAGCCCGTTCTGGGCTAAGTGTGACCGTTGTATCTGGATAATATCTTAAACGCTTCGCTTTAAAAGTGCTTCAAGCGATAGCGTAGAAGCAAGCGAACTGAGTTCGCTTTAACAGTTCTAACTAAATAAATCATCAATATTCCATTATTCAAGGAAAAATATATGAAAATTAGTCAGCTGGTAGAGTTTAATATAGATGAAGCTAGAGCAGGAGGAGAAAAATCTGATAGAGCGGCATCTCAAGCGACAGGGCAAAATATAGGCAGGACCATGAAGTACATGTCTCCTGATCAAGCCCAGAGGTCCATACAGGCACAGAAAAATAGTGTGGCCGCACAACAACCTCAAGCTACTGAACAACCTACCCTGGCACAGAGATTGGCAGCACGTAAGGCAGAAAAACTCCAACAGGCGACTCAGGCTAATCAACAAACTGCTCCAGTGCCAGCAGGCAATGATGGTGGACAGGTAGAACCCGCTTTGACAAATGCTCCATTACCTGGACCTTCGCAGGCTGATCCAGCATTGACTAATCCCAATACGGCATTAGCGAATCCCAATACTCCTCAAAATATAAAAGCTACTCCCCAAGCCACTCCCAAAGGCCCGGGAGCATTAAAGAAGTTCTGGGATTATGCCAATTCTGAAAAATCTGGACAGGATCTAACTAAATTCGCCCAAGGTGTAGGCGATGCTGGATCTGCCCTAGGCAAAGGAGCTACCAATGCCGCTACTGGCGTTTCTAACTTCGTGGGCAATACAGCCAAAGGAGTGGCGCCGGGACTGGTTAATGCGGCTAATGCGGTCGGAGATGTAGGACACTCGGTAGGAAACAATATCGGCAAGATCGGTAATGCTGCCGCTCGTGGTATAGGCGGAATAGGAAATGCTCTAAGTGCTACAACAGATGCACTGGGCAGGACCGCTGGAGGACTACAGGGCGGATATCAGAAAGCTCTTGGAACACACGCAAGCCAGACCGGAGGCGGTGGTGGCGGAAACAGCATTGGTAACAGCCTAAGACAAAGCGCAGGAGTCGGCGGTGGAGCCGGTGGTGGAGGAAACAGCGTTGCTAGTTTATCTCAGAGATTAGCTAGGGTAGAAAAAGAATTAGGTCTAGCTGAATCTAAAAGACAGGGAACGTATTATCCCAATGCTAGAAGAAAGGCATCTTAGTTTCTTTGGTAGTCTCGAGATTTTTCTCGACTATATTAGAAATAATTTCTCTCGTTTCGTGATCTAAGTTATAGGCCTCTTCCAAGGTCATACCTCCCCGCATAAACCAACACATCCTTAACAGTTCGGTCTTAATGGCTTTTGACTCTTTATCCATCTCTTTGACTACTTCATCGATCTCTTCGATCGTGAGAGTCAAAAGCCTCATCCGAAAAAATCGCTGTTATTAAAGTTTAGGGGTACTTGGAATGTTTCAGGAGCGCCTTGCTCTCTCTGTTCTTCTGAAGTGGTTATGATCAAAGGTTTGATTTCGTTGTTAGATTTTAGATGATCTAGATGATCTTTGATCTTGTTAAAGATTTCTTTGTCTGCGTTAGCTATGAATTCTTTGATGTGTTTAGCATCGACTACTTCGGTATCTCCCGCTTTAATCTTAGAAATGCTTTCCGAGATTAGATCTACTGTGACCTGAGTCATCGTAGCAAAACTGGTATTGAACGCTTTGATCTTTTCATCGTCGGATATCTTATCATCGTTGACTATGGTCATGATGCGCTGTGTTTCAAAGGCCTTGATGCTGGTATTGGTCATGTGTTTGTAGGTCAAGGGTTTGACAAAAACTGTTAGACCTTCTGCGACTTCGATTTCTTCTTGCCACATGATGTTAGATCTTATTTGATCCAATATGACTCTGAGATCTATAGCGTAGTCTAATGTTTCTTCAGTCACTGGAACTTTAACCGTAAAACTCATGTTTTCTCCGTAGGTAGCTAATCTGATAGCTATCAATATAGCATCGAAATCTATCAAAGGCATCTGCCAAGCATTCTTGATATTAGGCACACAGCTTTGTATCACATCAACTACCGCCTGTCCATTCATCAGTGCATCGGGAGTCTTGAAAGCCAGTTCATCTTTGGCTGTCATAGAATAGATGGGGAATTCTTTGTTCTCTGGAATGTCGATCGATTTAGGAGGCCAAAATGCACCATCAGACGGCAAGCTAATATATATCTTAGGTTGGCGCATGTACATGGTCAACGGATTTGGTTTGTGTATTTGTTGCATATTTTCCTCTATAAATAAACTAGTACAACTGTCAGATAGATATTTATGTACCTATAAAATGATGATCTAAACTATGAATCCAGCTACCGAAGCCACCCTAGCCGAACTGCTAAAATATGCCAAAGATGACTCTAAGCTAAAAGAGCAGTTGATAGCCATGGTCAAACTATTGGATAAGATTGAGAAACATCTGAATCCCGGTATAGGAGGAAGTTCAGGTGGTAGCGGTTCAGGTGGTGGAAGCTCAGGCGGTGGCGCAAGTGCTGTAGCAGGCAGAGCATATAGAGCACTTGGCGCATTGGGTTCAGTGGTGACAAGTCTAGTATCAGGAGCTTTCAGCATGTTAGGAGCTGTAGTGGGTTTTGCTACAAACATGATAGGTAGGTTAGCAGGATCTCTAGTTAGCACTATAGGTAATCTAATAACATTTGCTTCGACACTAACTTCGGGCACAGCTAGGCTCAGCGGATTTTTTGCCGCTCTCAGCGATTTGCCTCTAGGAATAGGATTTGTATTTTCATTATTTTCAAATCTAATAGAATATGCAGAGAATCTATTGCCTAAATGGCAAGAGCTGGCTAAACAAGGAGCGACATTTGGCGGATCTTTAGTTGATATGAGAGAAGCGGCGGCAAGATCAGGTTTGACCCTCGATAGCTTTAATAAGATAGTAAGAGAAAATAGCGAAGTGTTTGCTACCATGGGAGGCAATGTACAGCGAGGCGTCAATAGATTTGTCAACGCATCTAATAAACTGTTAGATCCTGGCCAACCTTACTTCCAAGCACTTACTTCATTGGGTTATACAGCAGAAGATGCGGCTTCAGCATTGGTTAAGTTTTATGCTGGCCAAGGTACTATGAATAAACGTGCGCTGGCAGATAATGATCTGGTAGCACAATCAGTAGTTTCATATGCTAAAGAACTCGATATATTAACTAGGATAACCGGTAAGAATAGAGAAGAACTAGAAAAAGCAGCCGCGAAAAAGAATTTAGATGAAGCATATAATACCTTCATAGCCAATCTAACAGATCCTAAGCAAGCGCTGGCCTACGATGCTGTATTAACACAGGCTTATAATATCAGCAGTGACTATGGCGATCGAGTTAAATCTGAGATATTAGGACTACAGATACCTTTTGGACAGGCCCAAGCAGGACTTACTACTTTTAGTAACGGACTATTGGATTCAGCCGCGACACAGGCAGTAACCGCGATAAAACAAGGACAGTCATTAGAAGCTGTAACGTCTGGATTTAGGAGAGGAACCTATGAAGGTCTAAAAGCTGTAGATTCTAGTATGAAAAGTCTCGGAACGACAGTAACAGAATTCCAATACCTATCAGGTAATCAACTGTTCAAGGGAGTATTTGATGCTCAAGCGGCTTTCAGGAAATATGGAGATATCACCAATGCTGAAGCGGCAGCTAAGAAACAACAGGCAGACCAATACAATAAAGAAGCAGCCAGATTAGCTCAAGTTAATCAACAGTTTGTATATTTTGGAACGGCACTGTTATCAAAACTATTATATGCATTTGAACCAATGGTGCCTGCTCTAACGACATTTGGTAACTTTTTAATCAAAGCCATAGATGGACTAGTGCGCACCGCAGAAGGACCTTTAGATAGAATGCGTGTGTGGTTTGCCGGAGCATTCGCTGAATTACAAGGTGCATGGCAAGAGGGTGGATTTGCGTTAGCTTTGCGTAGATTGATCGAAGTAGCTATAGAAGGAATACACGAATTATGGACTGTTATAGGCCCTCCTATAAAGGAAGGTTTCCATGCTATTTGGAAAGAAGTCAAACCAGCATTGCTAGAGA